ATTGGAGCTTTAATTGGGGTTGAATCTATAGATGCTACTGGAGTAAATGGAGATCAAAATGCTTTAGGAGGAGATGGGGAAAATGGAAAAACTGGGGAGGGTGGGGAGTTAAGTATAGGTAATAATGGGGAAAATTATATAGATGGTAATTATAAAAATGTTCCTCTTCAAGGGGGGAGTGGTGAAGGGTTAACGGCAGATTTAATTATTCAAGGAGGATCAATACAATCTGCTAGGACTACTAATGGAGGAAATGGATATAAAAAAGGAGATGAATTAAGTTTACCATTAGACTATGTAAAAAATAAGTTGCCCCTTAGTGGAGTTACTGGGGGAGGACAACAAATACTAGGGGGTGGAGAAGGAATAGGCACTAATAATAATTTAAATTCATTAAGTGGACAGGGAATAGGAAAAGGAAATGGTGAAGGTGGGTTATCAACCCAACCCAATGCTCTTCTTAGTTCTGCCCAAGTAGCTGAAGACTTCACCTCTTTTTCAGTAAAGTCTATTCCACAAAGTTTTACTTCTGGAGAAGGATTAGGTGCTACTTTTGATTTAGTATTTGCAGGTGAGAATGGTAATGCTACTTTAACCGAAATTAAAGTCAATAACCCTGGAAGTGGTTACTCATCAGGAGATGTTATTACTATTACTAACTTAGATTTAAAAACAGCAGGAGGAGTAGCAGAAGGTTTTATTGGAGACCAGGGAACAGGAGATTTAAAATTAACAGTAACTCCTAATAGTTTAGCCTCATTTTCTCAAGTTTCAACCACTCCTACAACCCCAACTTCTCCTTTAGTTTTAGGGGAAAATTTACCTATAATAAGAAATTTAACTAATGGAACCGCGGGAACCTATTTAGGGGTAAATCTTACGGATGAAGATGGAGGAATTGGAGGACAAGTTGATGTAGTTATAGATTCTAACGGAACTATATTAAGTGCTAAAGTATCCCAAGGGGGAAATGGATACACCCCAGATGGTACAGTATCAATTAATTCAAGTTTGTTAGGAGGAGATAATTCTCAAACACCATTACTAGGAACTATTACATCCCCTTCAACCTCCCAACCCTCTTTATCTAATACAGCAGATCTAGGAGCCCAAGCTTCCCAATCTTCAGCAAATAACAATGATTTAAATTCTTCTACCGGAAATAATAACACTACTGGGCAGATTACAGCAGGTACTGGTGGGAAAGGAGTGATAGGAAAAGGTACAGGGGGAAAAGTAGTACCTATAGGAGCAGGAAATGGTACAGGAGCTATTATAGGTATAACTTCTATTGTTCCTATAACAGAAAATAGTAAATTAGTCAAAACTAATACAGGACTTGTAACATCAACTCCTTTAACTGATACAGAATACGCATCTAAAGCCGAAAAACTTTTAGCTGTGTTAGCAGGAGGCCCTCTTTTAGTTCAGGGACCTGATGGATCTACTATAGAACTCCCAGGCTTAACAGTTTTAGATCCTGCTTTAATTCAAATAGCAAGGGGTGCCCAAGAAGGAGCTCAAACCCAAAATGAATCTTCATATAAAGGATTTATTTTAGATATAGAAACCCGAGTATTTTCCCCAACATTAACCCAAAGAAGAGCTATAGCAATTAATCCTTCGGGTATTGTTGAAGTAACAACAGAATTTTCATTTGCTACTGCGGAAGATGTGCTTATAGAAGATTTAAAATTAATTATAGATGAACTAAACCTTAGAGCAGACTATTCAGGAGTAAATTTAGGGGAACAAATAACTTCTACGGAATCTGAGGTAGCGTTACCTAATCAACAAACTTGATGATCTTTTAATATTTATAAATAATGAAACAAGACGCTTTAAAAAAGTTAATTAAACAAGCAGTTAGGGAAGCAATTCAAGAAGAACTAAAAGATATTTTACTTGAAGCTGTGCGTTCTCCTAAACAAACAGTTGTAGAAAGTATTCAACCACAAAAAGTAGTTGATGGTCCTTCCATGAGTTCAAAAGAAAAAAGGGCAGCATATGAAAATATAATGGGAGATATGAAAGCTCAATTTACTTCCCAAAACGTTCCCCAAGCATTTAACCCACAAGGAGTAATGCCAGGGTCTGATCTTCCTAGTGGTGAGGTTAATATGGATCAAATCATGGGATTAATGAATAATAAGTAATGGCAATTAAGCAAACTAACATATTCCCCGTAGATTTACAGCCTAGGAATGCTGTTGGTATAACTTTTCCTTTTACTACTTATTCCCCAAATGGGGCCACTCCTTTTAATCTAAACTATACTACAAAAGATCAATTAAAATCTAATTTAATTGTTTATTTTTCTACAAATAAAGGAGAAAGACCTTTAAACCCTAATTATGGAGGAGGTCTTAAAAATATATTGTTTGAACAACTAACATCTAATACACTAGAAACAGTTGATAAACTTATAAAAGATGAATTAGCATTAAATTTTCCCCAAGTAAGTTTACAATCTTTAAATATATCTCAAAATCCTAATGATCATAGTTTAACTGTTATTATGAGGTATACTATATTAAATAATGAAGAGGATACTTTAGAAATAAATTTTAACCCATAATGGCTTTAAATACTAAAACAAATAAAGATATTAAGTATGTAAATAGAGATTTTGATACTCTTAAAGCTTCTTTAATAGAATATTCAAAAACCTATTTCCCTTCCACATACACAGACTTTAGTCCCAACTCCCCAGGAACTATGTTTATGGAAATGTCTGCTTATGTAGGAGATATATTATCATTTTATCTTGATAACCAAATACAAGAAACTTTTTTACAATATGCTCGTCAAGAACCTAATTTGTATGAATTAGCTTATATGATGGGTTATAAACCCCAAGTTACTACAGCAGCTGTTGTCGATGTTGAGGTATACCAACAAGTCCCTTCAAAACAAATCTCAGATAACCTTGTAGTCCCTGATTATGATTATGCTCTTCTGATTTCGGAGGGGGCATCATTAACTTCTACAACAAATTCTACAGGATTTATCATAGAAGATTCTATAGATTTTGCCTTTTCTTCTTCTCAAGACCCAACAGAAGTTTCAGTATATAAGATATCAGGTAACAAACCTCAGTTTTACTTATTAAAGAAAACTAGAAAAGCTATTTCATCTACAATTCAAACTATTACTTCAACCTTTACAGAAGTAGAAAGATATCCTACTATTACTATTAATGCCCCTAACATTATAGGAATTTTAGATATTGTAGATAGTGATGGGAATGAATGGACTGAGGTTCCTTATCTTGCCCAAGAAACGGTATTTGAACCTATTAAAAATAAAAACCCTTTTGGTCCTGATCCAAATACCCAAAGTGATATAAATGAAGTTCCTTATTTGCTAAGGCTTAAAAAAGTTCCTAGAAGATTTGTTAGTAGATTTAAATCTAAAACTCAATTAGATATACAATTTGGGGCAGGAACAAATCAAAACAATATAGATGAAGTAATAATTCCTAATCCTGATAATGTAGGTATAGGGTTATCTAATTCAATTAATAAAACTAAAACAGCATTTAACCCCTCTAACTTTTTATATAGTGGAACTTATGGAATTGCCCCATCAAATACTACTTTAACTATTAGATATTTAATAGGTGGGGGAGTAGAAGCTAACGTGGAAGCTAATACTATTAATTCTATTAGTAATGCTACTATAAATTTCCAAAAAGACAACTTAGATAATACTGATGGATTAGCTCAAAGTATATATGATTCAATAGCCATAAACAACCCAAACGCAGCTGTAGGGGGGTCAGATGGAGATTCAGTGGAAGAAATAAGAAATAATTCATTAGCAAATTTTGGTGCTCAACAAAGAACTATTACCCAAGAAGATTATTTAGTAAGAACTTTAAGTCTTCCCCCACAATATGGTACTATAGCTAAAGCATATATTGAACCCGAAAAACTAGAAAACCTTCTCCCAGGAGAAAGTCAATCTTCTTTAAATTTATATGTGCTAAGTTATAATAATAATAAACAATTAGTAAATGCTTCCTCAACATTAAAACAAAATTTAATAACTTATTTATCTGAAAATAGAACTATTGGAGATTCTATTAAGATTAAGGATGCTTTTATTATTAATATTGGTGTAGAATTTAATGTTGTAATACTTCCTAATTTTAACACCAACGAAGTATTAAGAAATTGTGTAGTTGCTCTACAAGATTATTTTGATATATCTAACC